CATCAGATAAGCGGCGCAGACAGAGGCGATCAGACACCATATGCCATATGTGGCCATCTTCATGTAGAGAAGCTGGCCATCATATCTGTGTAAGCGGAAGTAGGTTTTAATTCTGTAGGGTGAGGAAATTATTATCTGCCCACTAGCGAGCAATGGAATTATGAGAAGTGCGAACATTAGTCGTCGTCGCTGTCCTTGCTTCCTGCAGCAACAGCATTAGCGTCTTGCTCTACAAAACGCTTAGCTGCTTCACGGTACTGAGATAACTTCTCTCCGTTTTCACGCACGATAACCGAACCGCGACCGACAACGCTTATGTCCTTAACTCCGGATTTTTCTAAGCGATCAGCCATGGCCTTACCACCTGCCACATAACCATTCAGACCGAACATTTTCATCACTAACTCTTGCATACAAACCTCCTTAACCTTCCCACGTAAACCGGTTCAATTCTTAACGATTTACAGGTACTGCCCGTATGGGGCGGCGAAGTTTAGCACAGATGCGCCACGGCATTAAGCGCTTTATCTGTACAGATTAGACAGAACTTATCCTTCATAGTTCTGTTTTTGGTTGACCACATTTTGACCGTAATTAACAACGTCATCTTTAAAAGCTCACTTAACTTAAGTTGCAGCTAGCCATTTAATCAAGTGCAAAATTCGCACAACACGATAAAATTTACTTCTTAAAGTTTTGAAGGAAGAAATGGCAAGCTTTGACACTTTACTGCAATGGTTCAGTACGAAACTTTAATGTGGCTTCAATTCGCAACTTGCTAAGTTAGTTCGTTCATGACTGATTTCATTACATGCCCCGCCAGAGCGCCCCAGCACCATCGTACGGGGCGCTCTTTTTTTTCTCCTCGGACCTGAGCTGATGCCACCGACGAGCTAGCGGCCCGGAAAATGCGCCGCGCTCTGACCGTCTGCCCCTATCAGCGCGCGCTCGTAGCCCCGCCACGCCTGCCCGCTTTATGCAGTGGTTTTCATGCACCTGCATGATTTAAGCAAAACCTCGCCATCACTGGCGTGCTGGAGCAGCGGAGATCCTTTTGGGATCATGCGAATTCATGCAGCATGGACATGCACAATGAGATGTTTGTAGTTTCGAGCCACACTGCGGTATTGTGTAACTAAACTGAGGTGCCATTTTGATAAAGTTACAGACCATCGATTTTAGAGGATGACGATATGTCTGATGTACGGATGATAGATTTAGATGATTTGGTTTTGGATGACGAGAACCCCCGTCTTCCTAACAGTGTTAATCGGTCTCAGGAAGAAATGATTGATTACATTGCTACATCAACTTCTCTTGAAGATTTAATGAGTGCTATATCGCAGAATGGTTTTTTTAACGGCGAACCATTAATAGCTATTCCCGACGCTAACGCTAAAGGTAAGTTTAAAATTGTAGAAGGTAATAGACGATTAACTTCTGTTAAATTAATTTTGGATCCTTCGCTGTGTAGTAAACCTAGTTCGCGGATGAAGCAAATTAGTGCTGACAACAAACACAAGTTCGATAAGTTGCCAGTAATTGTTAAAGATAAACGCGAAGATGTTTTACCATATTTGGGTTTCAGGCATATTACCGGTATTAAACAATGGGAGCCTCTTTCTAAAGCAAGATACATTGAGCAGTTATTTAATTACACAAATAAAAAACTTAAGCCTTCTGAAAGATACTCGGAAGTTGCTAAAATAATAGGAAGTCGAAGAGATCATATTAAGAGGAATCTCGACGCGCTAGCTGTTTATAAAAAGATTGAAGATGAAGATTTTTATGATATTGATGGGTTAGACGAAAAGTCTATAAAATTTGCTGTGCTTTCTACAGCATTGGCTGACGAAAAATTAGGTGCTTTCGTTGGCGTCGACGATGTTATAGATGGCGAGTATGTATCTTCTAATCCTATTGTAGACCCGTCTTCATTGAAAAAAGATAGAATCAAAGAGCTTACACAATGGCTCTATCTCAAGGACAAAGACGGTAATACTAAAGTTGGAGAGTCTCGAAATCTAAGACAACTTGCCGCAGTAGTTAACAATACAAGAGCGCTTCAGCAATTTCGTGACGGTGCTGCATTAACTGTCGCTTATCAACTAACCTCAGACTTAAGCGACGATTTTTTAGAATTGCTTTATCAAGCTGAGACATTAATGATTGAAGCTGCTGGAATGGTTGCAAATGTTGAGTTTAACAGTAGCGCTTACGATGTTGCCAAAAGAATAAATAAAAACATCAAAATGATTGGAAAGGAATTAGCTGAAAAGGAACGCGGAGATGACGACTTTTGATGTAGGGGATATGCACCCCAACACACCGCATTTGTTAGCAGATTTAGTAGAGCTATTAACCCTAATAGGTTATACGGGTAGAGACTCATTTCATTCTAGCGACCTTTCGAGCCTGCTTAATTTATCAAATACTAGTGCTGATGAAGTTGATCACGAAATTTCGATTAGCAGCAAAACACCTGATGCGGTTTTGAATGATCGCATTGAAGAACAATTAGAGAACGTTTGGACGCAATTGAGTCACCGTTCGGCATCTTTAAAAGATATTTATCCCTTTACAATTGAAGGGGATGAGATATTCCTTTTGCCTAAATTAACCTCTAAGCATAGAGTTTATGTGTTTTCTCTGTGTTGTTCCCGTTTAAGGTCTTTCATTAAACTTAAAGGCGCAGCACAACGGTGGGCTAAGGGATTTGCTATAATTTGCAAATATGCAATGAAATCACTGTTACCTAACCATGGTGTTGTTAGAATCTTTGATGCGAATTCTGATGACAGAAAAGAATACTATACTACTGATCTGCGTAAAGCTCTCAGAATTATGGGGCGTGATCTCGGTGTAAAAAGAATTGATGAAGATGAAATTGATAAAGGTAGTAGCTCAGGTGATGCAGGTTTCGATTTGGTTGCAACGGTAAATTTCGAAGATAGTTTAAACTGTAACTTCGCTATTTTAGGACAATGTGGAGCACAGGAAGAAGGATGGCCGAAAAAGACATTGGAAGCGCATTCCATAAACTTGTCACCTTATTTCCATACAACTTTCTCATATCCATCAGTCATGTTTACACCTGTTTTCTATCGAGATTCAACAGGCCAATGGGTAACCTCACGCCCAACGTCAGGAGTTGTCTTGTTGGATAGGATGAGAATACTTTTTTTGATAGACAAGCTAAGTGGCTGGGATGAAATAGTGACATTACCTTGGTTTATCAATTTCGAAAATGATTTCAAGGGCGTCATCCCAGCTTATTAAAATTATTACCAGATTGTATCTGGAATTGATTTCGCGACCGCCTCAAATAATGGAGGCGGTACAGCATTACCAACAACTGTATATTTCATATTCATAGTTGCCTTTTCCGTCAAAGGGAAAGAAAGGTCATTAAATCCTTGTAGAATGGCCGCCTCTCTAAAACTGAAACGCCTGGCCGGCAGATCTGCAGTGAATTTCCACTCATCAGGTCCGACCTTCTCAAGAGATGGGCTAATTGGATGAAGGGGCATATGTCGGGGATTTGCCACTATAGTTTTTGATACCTGATCCCAATTCTGCCTACGGTTTCTAGACATATAATACCAATGAAAATCATAATCATAATATTCACCTACAGGCCATTCAGGCATGTGACCTATAGCATCACCAATTGTGGTGAAAGGTTTATTTTCAACACCGTGCGTTGCTTTAGGGAAGCTAAAATCCACTCCCAGATTATTTTTTATTCCAACTATAAATATGCGTTTCCTTTCTTGGGGTACACCGAAATCCATTGCATTAAGAACTTGATAATGGACTTTATAGCCAGCCTCAGTGAAGACACGGATTTGATCTTTTAATAAGTGATCAAAATTCTTTCGCACCATTCCTGAAACATTTTCAACGATAAAAGCTTTAGGCTTTATATAGTTAAGGGCACGGGCAAACTCCAAATAAAGAGTATTGATTTTTCTATCAGCTTGTCTTAGACCCCCTTGACTAAATCCTTGGCATGGATAGCAACCAACCAGCAAATCTGATTTCGGAAAATGTTCAATTTCAGTAACACTGCCTAAAACATAATCAGTCTCAGGATGGTTAGCAAGATAGACATCACGTGCATAGGGCAGAATGTCGTTGGCCATCAAAACGTTAAAGCCAGCATTGATGACACCTGCATCTGAACCGCCGCAACCTGAAAAAAGTGATACTACCGTTGGCATTGAATGTCTCCCTAAAATCATGGACGCATTATAACTAATGCCATGGCAATGAGCAGTAAGTATCTCGTAGTGCTTGAAGAGCCAGAAGTTCTCAACATGACCAGCGATCATCTTCCCAAGCATTTTCCAGCAACTGGCGTACTCATCTCCTGTCTTCATCGCTCATTATGCCCACCATTTCGATTCGTGTGTGGCTACCCAGACTCACTTGCACCTCTGCATCAGGGCAAAGTGCAGCTACACGCCTGTTGATTTCGGCATCAAATGCATCCATTGCCGACTGGCTAATTTTCGGATTCATACCGCGCATGATTTCTATACGCATAACATTTACTCAGTTATTCCACAGCGTAAAAAATCTCATCGTCGGGGACTTTTTCGCAGCTCGAATGCGCTAACTCAGCGATGATACTCATCGCCAATTTCATATCAGATTGCTTGCAATTAGCTATAAGTGACACCTCAGCAATGAACTGAACGCAAGCCATCTTACGGTTTATCGGTGCCAAATCTTGAGTGTCCATCTAACCCTCCCTTTACCCTAAAGACTGTATAACCATACAGTAGTAGATGCGTTACGAAATGTGAAATGTTTTTTCATTCAATCGGACCTAATCTGAAAACGAAACGTAAGGTTTTTAGTGGTACCAACCTGTTATTTTGATTAGATAAAGTCTTGCTTTCTCCTGACTAACGGCTTCGCTTATGGCAGCTTTCTCAGTTCAGATCCATTGACTCCATTTATCATCTTCCTGCAGCCGCCCGTTCTTATAGAAAATGCGCATCCCCGCGCCTGAATTGAGACTGCCACCGCACAGAAGCAGATTTGTTTCAGTTTCTTCACCGGTGAAGCCCCTCGTTTTCAGCTCTGCAACAAGAGCAGCCCGCTGAACATCTTCAATTACCTGCTTATAACTCTGCTTCTGGCGCGGCTTCACCACCCGAAGACGCGCCAGCAGATCCCGGCGCTGTTTTCTGGTCATATTGTCGAAGTCTGCCGGGCCATACAGAGGCGTTTCACATGATTCTATAGGTTCAACAGATACCGGACTGCCCCCTGAAATGTTCATTTTTCCTACAGGGGGACAGTTATTGCCACGAGTCCAAGGGGCGCGAGCGCCCTGGTCGGCTGTCGCCTCCTGAACGTCAACGGCCTTACGAACCATTTTCCACTTCGTTGCATGCGTGCAGATGCGGCCAGCCACTAACGGGGACCAGATACCATAAATGCGGGTGCCGTGATCGCCGTAAGGGGTTGGCTCGTCGTTGAGCTCGTAAGCCGTTCTGACGATGTGATGTTTGCGCGGAACCAGTACGCCGCCTTGTTTCATTATGTAGGTGGCAAAGCAGCCCACATCTGCTGCGGCCAGCACGGCGTCCAGCTGCGCGTTTTCAAGCACGGGCGCACCTGCTTTTTTATCGCTCTGATTTCTCAGCGCCTGACCGGCAAGCAGTCGCAGTTCCCGGTAAGCCTGACGGCCCGGAATGCCAAAGAAGCGGAACTGCTGAACGCGATGAAGTGACGCCCACGCCCCGACGTTCTCTGCGCTGTCACGCAGTGATTTACCTGTTTCTGCACTGATTTCATCAGACAGGCCACGGCCATCAATATTTTTACTGACGTATTTAGCGATATAACTGGTTGGTGAACCTTTGCGCGGGTTGATTAGTTCAGCTTTAAAGCGCGGCCCAGTATTGTTGCCAAGCTCTTCGCGGTCTTCCCGGATTGCGAACTTCCGCAGCAGTGCAGTGACTGAACGGCGCTCTTTTTTGCGCATGAAGCACAGCAGGTGCCAGTGTACTGTGCCGTCGTGATGTGGCTCAGCAACCCGCACGCCATACCAGCGCATACCGGTTTTGTGCATGGCCTTGCGGAAGGCGGCAAACGTATCGACCAGATAATCACTGCTCTGGCGAACGGTGGATGTGGTCCACTTCGGATTCGGCCTGCCGTTGTTCAGGGTGGCATGGAAACGTGACGGGCAGGTGATGGTGTAAAACACGGCGCAGTCGCCGCGCATTTCCGCGATAAGCTCCAGCCCCTTAACGCAGGCCATCATTTCATTTCGGCGGTGAGCCGGATTGCTGTTGCTGGCATTCACCACGTCTTCCATATCCAGCGTATCGCCTTCATCGCTGACCAGCTCATGTGAACGGAAGAACTCCAGAGACTTCCGGCGCTGCTCTCGCTTATGGATCACCGCTTCAAAGCTGACGTAGGGGGAGGCTTTTTTGTTGACCAGGCAGACGGCACGCAGCTGCTCTTCACGCCATTCACAGCGCAGCTGCCACAGCTTGCGATACCACCAGTCCGCGCAGAGCATACGAGCCAGCGAGGGCGGGATCAGATCATAGGGCACGGGCTTGCGACGGCGCTTTTTGCGGCGCAGGTGCTCAAAGGCCGGGGGTATTACGTCCAGGCGCATCGCTTCCGCTGCAACAAGTTCCCACGCCTGCCGGACCTGCTCCGGCGTCACGTCGTCACTGACGAACAGATGGCCGCTGGCTTTATCCAGACACATGCTCATGTGCGCAGCGACCAGCGTAGATAAACGCTTGACCTGATTCTGGTTCATTTCAGGCAACGCCAGCAGGCCGTCCAGCCCGTCGTGACCGGCCATAAAACGGAATGAGGCTGAAATCTGGCTTTCGCGCACGCGGGCCAGCCTCTCAAGGCAGGGGCGGATAGTTTCGCGCAGGTAACGGGAATAAGCCTGCGGCCTGCCGAGATTGTGGAAAAACTTAACGCGCTCCATGAGGGGCTTGCTGATGTGCGAAGGCTGCGTGCTGACATCGGCAACGATAACCAGATCGGGATTGTGTTGCTGCTGTTCGCGGGCCATTTTTGCCCGGCTGATGATTCTGTCCTGCACAATTTCGCGCTGGACAGGATCGCGGGACTCGTTGAAAAAATAGCGGTCCCAAACCTCATCACTCATTGCCTCACGACGCAGCTGCTCCTGCTCGTTATCTGCAGCATAAAGACTGATCAGGTTTGAAAGCGCGGACACCGGCGCAACTTCCGCCGGGTCCATCTGTGGATTGATTGCCTTTTTTGGGGCATTCCAAGGATATGCGTAGACCTGAGTCATTACACCGCCAGACTCATGTGACGGACTGCAATGATTTCGGATGCGCGCTTACCTTCACCGGCAGCCACGCCAACAGAGCGGGAAGCCATGATTTTCGTCAGTTCAAATTCGCGGAATATACTGCGGGTAAACAGGTTATCGCTGTTTGAAACGATGACCGGGTTATGATCAGAGATACCCAGCAGGATGGAGGCCAGCGAGTGCTGATCATCGTCGCTGAACCCATCGGTGTGATAAGCGGTGAACGTGCCGTGATACGGCGGATCGCAGTACACGACATCACCGGCACGGACCATGCTCAGGGTTTCGCTGTAACCCTGGCATTCAAACGTCGCGCGCTGAGCCTTCAGGGCAAACGCTTCGATTTCGGCCAGCGGGAAATATGGCTCTTCATAATTGCCGTAAGGATTATTGAATTCGCCGCGTTTGTTATAACGGCAAAGGCCACGGTAGCCGTGGCGATTGAGATAGAGGAATTGCGCAGCGCGCTCCAGCAGTGGCAGCGACGCGGTGAAATTGAAGTCATTACGAACCTTATAATAACTCTCTTCAGTTTTGTTCTGATTGAAGAGCGAGGCCGCCACAACAATAAATGGGCGCGTATGCTCTTTAACCTGACGATAGAGGTTAATCAGATCGGGATTAACATCCGCCACCAGATAGGCCGGATAATCCGTATTCATCATGACTGCACAGGAACCGGCAAACGGCTCAACCAGGCGATTACCGGCGGGCAGGTGCTTAATCAGTTCAGGCATCAGGCCGGACTTGCTGCCGGCCCATTTCAGGATGGTTTTCATAATGCCGCCCTTTTGTAATGCACGCTTTTCAGCTCACTGATTCCTTTGCAGGTCACGCAGAGGGAAACGCCCGGCAGTGCGCGGCGGCGCTTCTCCGGTATTTCTTCACCGCACGACAGGCAGAAAAACTCACCCGCCCCTGTCGGGCGGTGAGTCGCGTTAGCCAGATTGCGCGCCAGCTCTTCCTGCACGCGTTGCTGTACCATGTCCATTGAATCAGCCATCAGTGCAGCTCCTGCGCCTGGTTCTCAAAGCGTTCAGCTTCTTTGTCCAAAAGCTCAATGATTTCCGCCGCTGACATTTCCTGTTTGCGGGCATGAATTGCCAGCGCGGCCAGGCGGATAGAAACGGACAGCGCATCATCAGAACGCTGCTCAGTTTTGGCCTTGCTCAGCAGGGCATTTAGCGCATCGTCATCAGCTTTAAAGTTACGGGGCTGGATATTTCGCATTTTTCTTTCTCCTAAATTCGGGCAAAAAAATGCCCGGCGGGTTTACGCCATTTAATTTCGTTGGGTTAATTAATTAGGTAACGTCAGATTCTTTGGAAATAAACTCACGACTGCTTTTAAGTGATTCATTGCACTAATCAGCGCTGTAATTTCGTCACTCGTCAGTTCACTGTAATCAACGCTGTGACGTTCTTTACTGATATTTGCCAGGAAGAAAATTGCGCTCAGTGCGCGGCCATTCTGTTCAGCCTGTACATCACGCTTGTTGCGCATGTCTGCGATAAAGCGTTTGAGTTCGTGGCTGCAATCGCCATACATCATCGTGCGAAGTACGGAGATATGATTAAGCGCACTTGCACGCTGCCCCACGTTCATCTGAACAGTGATACTCTCAGCTTTGTAACCCATGATTCTTTCCTCTTACCGGTTAATCCTGCCAGCAGTTCGGCCTGTGAAATTGCCGGATGCCAGCGTCTGCCCTTATCTGCCGCAATCCAGCCGTGGCCGTATGCGTGGGACGGGCTTTGCTGCTTCAGAAGCGGAGCTACTGAAAAAGCCATATTTCACACCATCCCGATAGATGCACCGATACCACTTAACACATCAGCAGTACCCGACAACGCAGGGTTAGAGTGGACGCGAGTCTGGACAGCGAGGGCCGCCAGCATCATGCAGCGAATGCCGGTATTAGCAGCTTCAACAATCCCGCGACGGCATGAGGTGGTAATGCTGGCGTGATTAGCAGCACTGGCAGCAAGCGTTCCCACCTGAGCGGAGGCATTGAGCACGTAAGCCGGAAATTTTTCAGCGGCATGTTCATTGACAGGAACACATGGCAGGCAGTGCAGCTGAGCCAGCATCCCATCCATCAGAGTCGCGTCCTCAGTCAGATCAGTAAGCAGCAGCACTTCTGGAACGGTCAGCTGATGCACCTGATCAGGATTCAGCTTGTTGCGAAGCGTCTGCACTTTCATGCCTGCTTGCTGGGCCAGCTCCCGCATGTTGTGAGACAGCGCAAACTTGCGACAGGCGTCTTCGTAGTGGTTATGGGTGGAAGTCTTGAAATCAAACATGGTCATTCCTTTGCTCAACTTAAATAATTAAGTTGTTACGCAGCGACGTAGCGGCAGTTGACACCTTGAGCGAGCAAACGCGCGCGGAAGGCAACCATGTTGATGCGTGCAGCACCGCCAATTTTTTTACGTGGCATAACAAGCAGATCACCGTCTTCAACCATCTGCTTCACAGTGCGAAGGCTGTAACCATAAGCCTGTGCTAACTGTTCATAAGTCATCAGATCGGGGCCGCTAGGTATTGTAATTTGATTGGTCATCGGGGATTATCTCCAGTTGGCAGTATTTACGGTGCATTGGCGTGCATTTTCACTAACGAAGTGGATAATATATTCCAAATGGGTTTGTGTAAACAGATCATATTGGATTATTTGAAGGGTATATGACCAATTACAACAGCGATGTTAAGGCCATACTGGAGAGAATCCTTAAATCTTATGGGGTTAGCTCACGCCCAGAGCTAGCGGAACTTCTGAAAATTCCGTTACCTACTATCCAAAATTGGGTAGCTCGCCAGAGTTTACCCGGCGATTACATCGTTCAATGCGCATTGGATACGGGAGTAAGCCTTAGATGGCTGGTTAATGGTGAACTTGCAAATGTAAGTTCAGATGGAGTGAAGCATCCCTCTCTTAAAGGGAAGAAACTTCACGACACTATGCTGGCTAATGGCGGACGGGCAGTGTTGGATCGCATAATGCACGCATATGGCTTTACTATGCAGAAGCAGCTTGGTGACTTGCTTGATATTCCTTCAGCGACGATGAGCGCATGGGTTCGCAGAGATTATTTTCCAGGTGATGTTGTCATTACATGCGCACTTGATACGGGGGTTTCTCTTTCTTGGTTAGCTACTGGCCATGAGGATGAGGCACTACCTAATAGAGATTTAGCGGATCAGCTGATACCATCCATACCCGCGCGAAAACTCTCCGGAGGCACATTAGAGAATCAGCCTGATGTGAGTTTTAATCTTTCTCTTTTTGGCCTTGATTTAAGTAATCCCCTATATATTCAACGCGCCTCGATGTCATGGATCGTAGAAGGGGGCGCTCAGACCATTGGCAATGGTGATTGGCTATTAGATATTGATGGAAATAAAGATATTTATACCGTGTCACGCCTTCCGGGTAATAGGATCAAAGTTACTAACAATACATCTTCATTTGAATGTTCAGAAAGTGATGTAAACCCTATTGGCCTCGTAATTCTGACAATATCAAAAAATTTATAGGGAAATTATGGCCGGGTTTATTTTGTTAATAATTGCGACAGTGAGCGGTATTGTTTCAGCTCATATTAATTGTAAAGCAAAAAGCATC